TGAAAGAAGGTATTTGTGAGCTTGCATTTGACTACTACTTGCCAAATGGGTATGAAAAATCATTTAGTATGCCTCGTGAAGCTTTTGCCTATTTAATTGATAAGGTTAGCGGCAAGGGCACATGGGAGAGTAACCCATATGTGTGGGTGTATGATTTTGAATTGGTTAAGTAACGGAATGCCTGTGACTATTATATGAACATATTAAATAAAATAATCACTATTACGCTTGTGAATAGACCTCTACAAGAAGAATATATCTATATAGAACCGCATAAACGCAAGAAGTCTAGGCAGGGTTCAACGCCTTGTGCAAATAAACGGAAGAGGCGGAATAGTAAACGCAGATAAGATACAGCGACAAAAGGTTGTTAAACTGCTAGTAAAACGAATAAAATACATAATATGAGAATAAAGGAAATAAAATCACAACATCGCCGAGATTTTCAGGCAGTATACGAGTGTGAACATTGTGGCCATACTGAAAATGGCTTTGGGTATGATGATGAGTTCTTCCACAGAGAAGTCATCCCTAATAAGGTATGTGGAAAATGTGGTAAGAAAGCAGCAGATAATTATATTCCACAACCTACGAAATACCCTGATGGGATGGATGTTTAGTTTTGAGTTAGTAAAATAACAATAATATGGACACATCATTAGCAATTGAAGACATACAAATAGCATTACGCAATTACCATCTGTGGAATAAGCGGAGTGACATTATAATACCGAACCTTTCATGGGGACTGCTTAAATACGAGGCGGATTTCGTGATAGTGAATAAGAAAGGCTTTCTTACCGAGGTCGAGATTAAGAGGTCTCTTTCTGATTTAAAGGCTGACTTTAAGAAAGGCCACAAACATGATGACCCCCTTGTGTATGCTTTCTATTACTGCCTGCCGATGAGCATAAGGGCTAAGGCGTTGGCAGTTGTAAGGGAGCATTTCGCCCCCGACAATCTGCCTGCCGTGATATTCTATGACGAAAACGGGAAATTGGAGTTGTCTAGATATGGCGGCATCCCTAATCGCGGTGGGCGTATGCTCACTCTTGAAGAAAGACTAACGGTGACTAGGCTGTTGTCTATAAGATATTGGAACGAAAAAGAAAAAGCAAGGAAGAATGGCACATTTATTACCACGCAAGATTAAAAAGGCTTGCAATCCTTATTTAGATAACGTACCACTAAAAACCAAGTGGATGAGGCATGTACACTGCCAAGTTAGTGGGTTTCATTATGTTACTGTTAATGATTATTCTCCAATAATGGATTATTACACAAAACATGGAGCAGTTATAAATTATATGCTTATGAAATTAGGATAAATGATACACAGATGAAAGAAAAGACGACAATAGACAAAGCCCTGCGATACATAAAACGCAAGACTAATACAACAGAAGATGGGAAAGAAATGGTCAGCAGGCTACATGCCGAACTAGTAGCCAAAATGGCTTTCGAGGGAGGTAGGCTAAGTGTATTGGACAACATTCCAGAGTTAGAATGGAAACCATGTGTTGGTGGTTATTTCGCTGAAACACCTATCGGCGACTTGTCGATATGGATTGACGAGAGAAAAAGGAATAAGTATACTCTTTATTTTCTTAACGAAACTGAAAACTATTCAACGCTAAAAGAAACCCAAAAGAATGCAAATGATTTATATAAGGGAATTTTAATTAAAGCATTAGGAATATGACACGAGAAGAACAGATAAGAGAAGCCGCCCTTGCGTATTCATTTGACACGGACGGCGGGTGTACAGGTGATTTGAACACAGGACGTGACGACTTCATGGAGGGCGCGGAATGGGCGGACGCCCACCCTGTCAACCCTTGGCACAACGTTGCCGATGGGGACTTACCAGCTGATAATACATATTGTTTATTTTTGGTAGGTATTGATAATATTGAAAGGGGACACGTTATGGATGGTTGTGTGCATTTCGATTCCACCGAAAAACCTTGGATGCTTAAAGATATGGATTATTGGATGGAGATACCAAAAATCCCAAGTGAATGACAATTTAAACGAATAAAATATGAAAAAGATAACAGCTATTACGACATACATTCTATTTGTCATGTCATTTGTCTTTGGTCTGATGTCTTGTGGGAAAAAGGCAGACACAGGCCGACAGCAACAAGAAGTTTACAGGTACACCGTCATTGACAAGTCTAAGGACATCGGCTCACATTACAACTGGTTCACCGACAAACAGGTTGTAGGTACATCTTACATTGTGGTGTTTAGGTCTGAAAACGGCGAAGTGGTATCTCATGAATGCGACGTTTCTGATTACTACTCTTATGAGATAGGCAAAACTTATATTTTCCATCGTGAAATATATTGGTGACGAATTATACATAAAAAATATGAAAAAGATAAGTAACGAACAGGAACTATTTGACTTATTCTGCAATGATGATACCTGTTTTGGCGAGTATCAAGAACCGTTTCTTGAAATAGTCCATAATGAAGTTTGGGCTGCCAATAGACGTATGGCCGTGGCGGTAAAAGCTGAACTCGTTTCAGAAAAGCACCACAAGAGGAAAATAACAAAAAATGTTGACTTCGGAACTCCATGCAATGTAAAAGTAACGCTTAAAGCCATTAAGGGCGCACTCGCCAAGCTGCCGATGGTAGAAGAGGAAGAGATAGAAGACGTTGATTGCGACGAGTGCGGCGGCAGCGGAAAGGTAGAATGCGAATACGTAGACAAAGGTGGGGCAACTCATGATGTCACGGCTGATTGTCCGATATGCTTTGGCACTGGATATGTTGAGGGTGAGCCGAAGAAGACTGGGAAAATGGTTGCCGATTTTAGCACACCGATAAAGCTTGGTGAGGCCTATTTCATGGGTTATAGGCTTGACATCCTCGCACAAGCGATGGAACTCCTAGAATTGGAAACACTTACCATGACACACCACGGAGGGTATGGTGTTGGTTATGGAAAAGCATGCGAATTGCAGGCTGATGGGATAAGATTTCTGCTTGCGCCGATGCTTGTAGATGATGTACAAAATGTGATAGAAATTGAACTATGATTAACTTTGTAAAATTTCGCAACTCTCATTATTGGAAACGAAATCTAGGCGGCTTGTTTGTTGTCGGAGGAAGACAACTTACAGACGCAGAGGCTAGAAAAGTTGTAAACTATGCAATCGAACATGGGTATATGTACTCGTCAGACATTCCCGACAGTGAGGTTGCATCCGTGTTGGGCTGGACATGAAAAAGGGAGGTGCTTGTGTCACCTCCCCGAAAGCGCGGTGTAGAGGGCTACACCTTAAATAAAGAAGTGAAAGCAAGTGCCGCTCTTTGGGTAAATAGTCTTACCGTTCTTAACGATATACCTGCAATATACCTCTCTCTTTTCGCTTCCTTCTTGTGATTTAGACATAAGGCAATAACCTCCTTTCTGGCTAATGCATTCATAGCTTAATTGCCATGAAAGTTGCTGCGTAAGCCACTCGCAACAAAAAACCCCCAGCACAAGTCTAGGGGCAAGTCTTTTCTCGGGGGAGAGCGGACGGAGAGGTATTTCTACCATAGAGGTCGTGCCTCTAATCTAAATCACGATGCAAAGGTATGAATTAAATTCTATAAAAGCAAACAAAAATATGATTTTTAATAGCAACAATCAAAATGACAACAAGAGAAATAAACAAAGTCCATAGCGCGCTCACACGCTCTCACAGCATGTTCTATGCTGATATGATATGCCGAGCGATACAAGACAACACTATTGACGAAGAAACGTTTGTCAATGGTGTTGAGAAGATATACTGGGCATACAAGGAAAATGAAAACGAATATGTACCAAAGGGTTGGGAGAATGTATGAGAGAAGAACTGATTTTAGAAACCATCAAACAGATGGTGGCTAAGAACAAAGAAGATAAGGTAGAACCATCCGACATTGTTTCATACATTGACGTTAAGAAAGAGTTCGCTACAATGTTGAAGAACGGACTAAATGAACTCTTTAAGAGTGGGAAGATTAAGACGTGTAGGATGATTAACGGCACAGGCATTATACTATGCGAGTAAAGAAAAGGGGGAAGTGGCTATTGCTCATTTCCCCCTTTTTGCGTTTAAAAGATTACATACGTGACACCAACACCAATGTATGGCTCGAATAATTTAGAGTTAATGCCATATCCATAACCAGCGTTGATGCCGATACCCCATTTTCGAGGAGGCTTGGTTATAGTTCGCTCGATAGTGCGTGTGGTGTAAACCATCTTGTTGTACGTGTGTATGCTGTCTAGCTTAGGTTGATAGCCGCTTACCCATGCCGTATAGTTGCTGTCCCTGTATGTTCGCTGGGTGATGGGTAGCGTAACATCAACGCTATCAGAGCCTTTTGTCATTTCCGTGAGGTCACGCAAATGTTCCTTTGGAACTCTCGTCGCCTGCCACTTTACGATGGTGTCATGTACAGGTTTGGGAGCAACGTCTTTGATGGTGTCGTACTTCGTCACCACCTCCGTCTTAATGCGCTCCTTTACGCGCTCTTCGCCTTTCTTCCCTCGCCCTAGGATAAAGCCTAAGACGAGAGCAAAGAGCAGCAATACCAATATTAGAATACTCTTTCCTTTCATGCCTACACAATTTCAATGAATACTTTCTTACCTCGCTGAACCTCTGCCGCCATTGCCCGATATAGCCTATCGAAAGTGCTGCGGCTCTCAACGAGCTGTCCCTTAATCTTGTTAAGACCTACAAGGATGCGCCCCTCCGTGTCTTCGGGGGTGTTCCCCGAATGGATGCGCACACCCTCAAAGCCTTTCACGTTCATGAGCAGGGGCATCACGCGCTTGAACCTTGGCGACATCGTGAGACTTACCTTGTAAGTCCCTCGCGGTATGGCCGTCCTGCCCTTTACTTTCTTTTTGAGAATTTCGGCAGTTGACATGTTGTCGTTAAGTCCGCGGTTGGTGTCTTCCAACGTGTCGCAGAAATACTCACCATCGACGAACAGATGTCCGATGGTGTATGTTTCCTTGTTAGCCCTTGTCTTTAAAGTCAATTTCATACTGACCTCCTTTCACACTAGTCCAATTACAGAGCCACACGCCGCGCCAATGATGTCCGCCTTGATGTCGCCCCAATCAAACGTTTCATTTTCCTTAAACTTGTCATAACACTCCTTGCCGATGCCAACCGCCAAACTCACACAAAAGCCTACGCCAGCGGATAAAAGGCATCCTGCGCCACACCTGCGCAAGCAACGTGTGGTAATGTCGGCAAGGACAAGGGATGCTGTGACGTGCATCCACCTGTCCGCACCGAACTTGGCTAATCTTTCTGTCAACTTCATAGCAGTAAGCATATTCCGATAGAAATGGCAGTCGCCACTAATGCCACGACAGGATTACGCCAGTCGTAACGAGGTTTCTTGACTTTCTCTTTCTCTTCCTCGTCTTCCTCTACCTTGGGTTTCACCATTACCGCGCGCATGGCCTCTAAGAAGGCACATGTGATGGCGCAGGCGATGAGCGCGAACACCCAATTGTACTCGGCATCCTTTTCGGCCTGCATTGACACAAATCCGAACACTAGACCAAGGACGATGAACACCAACTTGGTCAAACTAAACTCTTTCAAAAAGTTCTTAATCATTTCCATTACTTTTCCTCCTTTTCTTTTTCGTTTTCTTTCTTTTTCATATATCCGCCCACCGCATTGGCAATCTCGTCCATGCTGTCGCGGTGTACGATAATCTGTTTGGCCAATGCCGCCACATTGTCGATGCGCACCTTGTCCTCCGCCTTTTCATATATCGAC